TTTATTTTTTTTGGTTTTGTTATTTTTTACAAAAGCAATTGATTCGTTAATTTTTGCATTAACATAAACTTCCTTAGAATTTGTTAAATGTGGATTCCATTTATATATTAAATAAAAAAATAAAGATTATTAATAAAGATTATAACGTGGGTTGTCTTGTACACGAGCGAAAGCGCCTTCTGGAGTGGATTCTTTACCAGAATATTTCATATCATTGTATAAGAACTCAGCATACGCACTTTGGTCATTTTCTATTCTTGTATTAGCAGTGCTAAAAAACGCCCTATTTGAATTATCGAGTTCAAATTCTTGATAAAGGTCGCCAAATAGCTGTTTATTAGTATTTTTAATTCCGGGGTTCATCATTTGAACAGAACGTTTAACATTTTTACTAATGTCTTCATCAACATCAACATTAAACGCAGGTGGTGCGGATTTTCTCTCTGGGTCATCCTTAATTTGTGTTAATAATACATTGCTAAATGGATTTTTTTTTGTTCCTTCCTTAAATTCTGTCTTTAAAACTGAATCTAAAGTTATAGGATTGATGTAAGCATCCCCTTTTTTATGGAATGTTCCAACATCGAAACCTTCATTAAACATATCTTTAGTAATTTTTTGTTTTCTCATATTAAATAGAACAAAAATAACAGCTAATGATAATGCTCCAACAATTAAAATTCTTTCAGACATAGTTAAAATGTAACCTAAAAATGTGATGAAAATGATAAGCCTTGTTATAGAATTAAGTTTTTGTTCATAACACATATCCATTGTAGGCCATAATTCTAAAATATGCTCTTTATTAAATAAAACACTTGGATTATTGGACCAAAACTTTATTGTCATAGTTATATATATAAAGCACTACTTAATTTTTATAATAAATTTATAAAAATTAAATTATTGTTCAATTATTTTTTTCCCTTTTTCTTTTTCTTTGAATCTCTTGGAGTTCTCTCTGGTTTTTCATCATAACCAATAAATTTCAAAACTTCTTCTTCTGAATATGCTGGAGCGGTTTCGGCTAATTTTGCTTGTTGTGCTTGTAGTGCTTGTTGTTCTAGACGTATTTTAGCATTTGCTTCGGCCTTTGCTCTAATTCTTTCTTTTGTTTTAGCAAGTTTCATTTTGTTATTCATTTGTGTTTCCATTGCGCCAGTATTTACCTTTCCTCCCATTCCCCCCATTCCTCCCATTCCAGCCATTCCCATTTTACTTAGCATTGATTGAATGTTGTCCATGCCGGGCATATTCTTCATTTTATTCATAATTTCAGTAGCTTCAGAAATTAGCTCAGATTCTTTCAATTCACCCGATTTCATTTTACCATCCAATTTATCACCAACAGTTTTTACTAAACCCATAAGTTTGGTTGGATTTTTTATTAATTTTTGAAATACATCTTTCATATCAGTTGCGTCTTCAAAATCAACATTTAAATTGGTAGATGCTTCTTCAGCGATTTCTTTTGCTAATTGTCCCAATTTACCATCTAACATACCTGTAATATGTTCGTGAATTTGCCCTGCGTCAGGCATATTTTCCATATTAATTCCAGAACTGGTTTCGGTACCTTGACCTGAATTTCCACTTGCGTCAAATAAGTTTTGCATATGAGACAATGTCTCTTCTAATTTACCCTTAAATTCATCCCCATTAATTGCTTCAAACATTTTTGCGGTATCACCAAAAGCGTCCTTGTTATCAATTGTATTAATAATTGAAAATGTAATTAGTTGAAGATATTTCCAAATTGTATCACGAGTATTTTTAGATATATCATATTGCCACAAGTTTTTAAAATGGATCTTTGGTAAAAATTCGGTGTCAATATCAGAATCTTCTTTAAACATGTCTTCATTTTGATATAAAATATCAAAAAATCTGGGAGGGAACTTCGTTTGACAATAATTAAACAACAATTTAGTAGATTTTTCTACAGATTTTTCATATGCCGCATTTCTCTCATCTTCACAATCAATATAATTATAATGTTCTTTATCCTTCCACCATTTAGATATAAATGTTTCGTATTCTGGAAACGTTGTTCTCAAATCGTTAACAAAATCTCTTATAACTTTGGTAAATTCTTCTGGAATTTGTTTACTTTCTTCTGTCATATTTTATATTTATAAATTATATATATTTAAATCAAACTAATAGAATATATATTATTTTATTTTATTCACATAATTGAGCAAGTTTAGTTAAATTTTGAATATATTTCATAACTTTAGCTTGATTTTCTGAGCTCATATTTTTTACTGGTTCTCTCAATCTGTCAATAGATTCCATAATTTTATCTGAATTGGATGTCAATGATACGTCGTTTGAATAATCTTTATTAATAAAAAAATCAATGTTACCTTGTTCAATTTCGTTCTTATATTTGCTAACAATAAAAGAATTCCATATTTTAACAATCATTTTTGGATTCATTTTTCTGATAGTTGTTAGCGCATTTTTCGTTGCTAGTATATCAGCATCGTTAGGAAAGACGCAATGAACGTCGTTTACAAATTCTATAAAATGGTCATTGAACACGGTAAGTATATTTGCCATATAAATAATTATATATTTTATTTTTTAAATGGTTTTACATATTATTGTTAATAATAAAATGTAAAATTATTTACTTAATAACTCATTGGAGGCCTATTGCCATTTAGATTTTTAATATCTGCGTCTCTCTGCGTCTGCATTTGTTTCATTCTTTCTTCCATTTCTTGATTAGCCGAATCAGAACCTTTCTTTGAAGCTCCTCGAATTGTTGTATCATTACTCATATCAATAGGTTCAGACATTTGTCCGCTAAATGCGGTGTCTAAATCAACATAATTATGCATTTGCCTCAAACCACCATTACCCTTTGCTTCTAATTCTTCTGGAGCTTGGTCTAAAAAACTATATTGATCTGAGACAATATTGCCTCCACCGAGAGAAAAAGCAAGCGGTTCCATGTTATTTTGTGTAGCTTGCTTAATTTCTATATCTTGTCTTGGTTTTAAATGTTGAATAATTTGGTCACCATAAAGGACCTTATAACTTTCGGATAACAACAATAAGGCAGGAACCCGAGTTACATTTTCTGGTAAAATTATTTGTTGTCCATTTTCTAAAATAATATAAGTTTTATTATTTGAATCCTTGGTTCTTTTATCAATGCAAATAAAATGCACATCTTTTTGAACTGTTGTCTTTGATAAAAGTTGTAAGTATTTATTAGAAACATCGCAATATTTACTATAATAGAAAATGCTACTCATCTTAATATAAAATATTATTCAATATATATTTAAATTCATTTAAAAAAAATGATTTAAATTTACAATTTAAATATAAAGATATATTAGATATAATGAATCCCAGACTCGAAGCTTTAAATAATAATAATAATTCACTTAGTTTCACACTAAGTGGTATAAATGTTAGCTTGGCTAATGCCATAAGAAGAACCATTTTGTCAGATATTGATTCTGTTGTGTTTAGAACAACCCCTAATAATCGTAATAAGTGTAATGTCATTTCTAATACTACCCGTTTAAACAATGAAATAATTAAACAACGATTAAGTTGCATTCCAATTCATATTAAGAATATAAGCGATTTTCCGTTGAAAAATTATATTATGGAAGTAAATGTAGAAAATACAACTGACACAATTATGTTTGTCACTACAGAAGATTTTACCATCAAGGATCTTGTTACTGGTAAACAATTGGATAAAGATAAAATTAGAGAAATATTTCCACACGACGAGTATACTGGATATTTTATTGATTTTGTAAGATTGCGACCCAAAATTTCAGATGAGATACCTGGTGAAAAAATACACTTGACTTGTGAGTTTGACATTGGAAATGCTAAGGAAGACGGAATGTTTAATGCGGTCTCTACTTGCGCATATGGGTTCACAATTGATAAAGATCTTCAGGATGTCGAACTTACAAAAAAAATTCAAACTTGGAAGGATGAAGGGAAAAATGAGAAAGAAATTAAGTTTGAATCCGACAATTGGAAGTTACTTGAAGGAAAACGTATATACAAAAAAGATAGTTTTGATTTTATCGTTCAATCTGTAGGTGTTTATACTGAAGCAGAAATTGTTAAAATTGCTTGTGGAATTTTGACAGAAAAGTTGAATAATGTTGAGACCTTAATTGTAAATGATAAACTTGAAATTAAGAATGCGGAAAACACAATGGCGAATTGTTTTGACATCATTCTTGAAAATGAAGATTATACAATTGGAAAAATATTAGAATATTTCTTACATAGTCAGTTTTATGAAAAGAACATCCTGACGTTCTGTGGTTTCAAAAAGATGCACCCGCACGATAATTATAGCATTATAAGAGTATCTTACAAGGAACCTGTTGAAAAATCAACAATAAAAGGTCATTTGAATGAGTGCATTAAACTATCTATTGAGTTATATAATAAATTAAAAAAGGATTTCGCAAAGGACTAATTGTTCTTTGAAACAAAATAATTATGTAAAATAATATAATTATATAAATTTATATTATTTATTTTTTTAAATTCTGCTTTCAGCTACAATGGTATCAATATTTCTCTTTCTCATTTGAAGATTTAAACAATACATCAATAAAGACGGGTGTAACTCGTTTACATACTTTTGAACAATCGTGTTTGTAATAAATAGTTTTTTCTCTCGAAGTTCGTTAATAAATTTTTGATGAAGATTAAACATATGTGTTCTATATTGTTCAGAAAATTCCTTTAGAGGCATCTCTTTTTTAACATAACACGCTATGTAATTGGAAAACAATGTATTAGTAAATAAATGAACTCTGTCTCTAAAATCTGAAAATTCTGGTTTATTTTCAGGATAAAATTTTAAGAATTCACCGACCCTTCCTTCCTTTCTTAAACAAAGATACTGATATTGCAACTTTGGTTGATTTCCTCTTAAATTTCTTACTTGCTCGTAAACCGGGTTACGAATTTTGCTTCTTTCACCAGTTATTTTGTTATGAAGTATAACTCCTACACAATCATAACGGGTATTCATAGAAGCATATGTTTCAATTAAATCAGCATATGTATTAAATGTATAATTCTCAGGGAACATAACGGTTGTACTTCTAAAGAATTCTTTGAATTGTCGAGTGTCATAGGCATCCACGTAGATTACATCATTTTCGTTTTTAATTAAATACACCGCAACTAGATACAACTGTGGTTTCTTAAAAGGAACAACAATTCTATTTTCGGGATGTTGAACAACAAAACTATAACAATATTTCTTATCCAAGTCAGTAAATTGCATATTATTTTCATAAGTAGCCTCAAAAAACATCTCTCTAAATGTTTTAGAATGTTTGTTTTTATAAAATTTGGATGTAGCGCCTACAGTATTACGTGTAGATATTTCCCAACCACCAGTTTCACCAACAGAAACGTCCCAAAATACATTTACCATTGTTCCTTCGACGAATTGTTCAAAAACAACCCCAGGTGTATCACAATTGTATTTTTGAATAAATTGCTCACAAGGGATAGATTTAGGAGGTGAAAATCCTACCACGTTATTTTTACTATTAAAAATTACCGAACGACACAACCCATAACTAGGTATTAAATCAACAGATAACATATTTTTATCATATCTTAAAACCTTGTATGCCGATTTATTAGATGTTCGTGATTGAATTATATTTAATTTTAAAAAATCACTATTAGTTGTTTGACCATTTAAAATTTCATTAAATCCCGTAATATTTGAAAGTATATATCTATTAGAATTCATTGACAATAATTATAATATTGTAATTAGTCTTTAAACTTTAATTTTATTGATTTTTACTTAAGCATAAAAATTTCTACTATAAATATAGAAACAATGTCTGAAAATAATAGTGAACCCAAAGAAACTAAAGAGCTTAACACTAAAATGGATGATACTCTATTAGAGTTACAATTAGGAGATGTTATAAAAATAACCAACCCATTAAACGATAATTTGAATAACCAAACTTTTTTTATTGATTACATTGATAAATCAAAAACCTATTTAATAAACACAGATACATTAGAGAGAATTAGACTTTCTATAGATACAGATGGAACAATTGGTGATGGCAACATAACAAAAATTGCTTTTTTAAGCAGAAATGATACTCCCAGTTATGCCAAACAAAATGATTTATTGCCTGGAAAATGGTTAAATATTTACTTTGAAGGTGATTATCCAGTAATTATTACCGGATTAATAACCAATTTAGAAAATGATATGATTGAAATTAAAACAATTGACGACGATGTTATATATATTAATTTTGATTACAAGGGTCTTCCTGAAGATTTACCAATTCAAATGATTGAACTTAGAGATAAACCAACTCAACCTTTGAGAGAAGACGAAAAAGAAGAAGCTTTAGAAAAAATCCCTGAATTAGAAACGGAAAAGACATTTGTCGACCCCGAAAAAATCCAACTTACAATTCCAGTTAAAGACATAAAAAATCAAATAAGAGAGTTTATTGTAAAGGCAGACCAAGTGCGTTTCGGCGATGAAGTTTTTGGTCCCATGCGTGATTTCGTTGATGTATCAACTAAAGGGGAACGTTATAGTATTGAAACACAAGTAAGCGATTTAATGGATGAACTTCTCTCTACAATTCCAAACCCACAAAGAACACCAAGAGTATTAAACAACATTCACATAATGATTGAGAGATTTAAACAACTGCGTCAAAATTTTTCACAATTTGATGATTATGGAAACGTTGAAGGAAAGTTAGTAAAAGGATCAGAATACAAGCCTTTGATTAAAAACTATTTTGAGGATTTAAATGTAAACTTGTACTGGATTTTGCCAGTCGTTAAAAATTATAAATACATTTATAACGGAGGAAACAATGATGACGATAATGACGATGTCATTAATGTTAACTTGGACAAAACTCTTGTTGACCTAAAGGAAATAATTGAAAACTATAAATCAAACAATATGCCTTCTGACCAAAATAAATATGCGGAATTATACCGAGAAATTGATAAAGCGTATACAGTTCCTTTTAAAGAATTGGAAGACGAAGATTTAAATGACACAATTTACGAATTGAAGAGTAAAAATAATATTAACGTTCTAATAAACAATCTTGAGGATTTTTATTCTTCAGTTTATAGCAACGATGCTGTTAGAAGTAGAAGATTTGTTATACAAAAATATAATACTGGCTTATCTAAATTAGATACAGTTGATTCAACTGGTGCACGAATGGTAACAGTTAGAACAAATATGACCCCAGATGACAATATGAGCATTAAATCGGTTGTATTTTTACCAGAACCAGTAATTAGGTTCTCTAAAATAAATTTGCCCGGAACAAACATATTGGATAAGGTTAATTTGAACAACGCATTTTTAAATTATTGGGAATTTTTAAGAAAAAATACAAATGTGAATACCAATTTTATTGACAATTTAGATAATGACATTGAGTTTAACGAAGAAAATTTTGCGAATAATGTAAAAGAATATATATTGAATTTGCCCGAAAAAACTGATTTAACAACAAATGAATTGTATCATAAATATCTAAAACATATTATTCCAAAAACGCGTATTCTTTTTAATTTAATGAAAAAATATATAACTGAGAAGTTGTCAATTGTCGAAGTGGTTTCTTATTTGGAACCATTTTTGGTTTATTCAGATGATTTAACGTTTAATCAGTATATTGAAATTGTTGACTTTATTGATAAAAAAATTTCAGAATATAATACAAAATTTACTGAACGTTCCAGAGCTTTTCAATTACTCGCAAATGTTTCTTCAAGAGTTGCTTATAACTCACGAGCATATCCTATTTTCGAAAGTCTTGAAAAACGTGTAGATATTATTATTGACGGTTATAATGTTTCAGAACCTGCTTCTTTTACAAATTCTGAACTTTTAAGAAAAATAACGATGATGGATTGTGCGATGTTGTATACATCTGCTCTCTCTATACAAAATTTTTCTTTAATGTTTCCATCTGAGTTTTCTACTCTATTTGAACAAGAAAAGACTAAACTTGATGACAAATTAAAAACAAAAGAAGAGAACAATAAATGTAGAACAGTAACTATAGCAAAATATTATAAATCAATTGATGAGTTAAAACAAGATGATGATAAAATTATTTATTTTGATAAAAAATATGATAAAACCAATTATTCTATATTAGGAGATAAAGATGGTTATGAAAAACAAGTTCTCACAATGTCTCCTGAGGATTTGAAGAACTATATTTTGAATGATTTAATTACAAAAAAACACATGCTTGAAGCAGATGCTGAATATTTAGCTAATTCTCTCGTAAATGGTCACAAAGAAGTAATTGATGGTCAGTTTTGCATACTTTATTTAGGATATAACCTACAAGCTAATAAAGAAATTAACTATTATATTCGTAAAAATAATAAATGGGAATTAGACCCTGAATTGAATGAAGAAAATATTAATACTGACCAAGACTCTGTATTATGTGACCTTCAAGAAAAATGTATTTCTACTACTAAAAACAATTCTGAAAAATGCGAAACGACACAAACAAACGAGTTGGGGTTGCAAACAAATCTTTTAAAGGATGTTATAAATGAATTTGACGCAAAATATAAACTATCAAATGAAGAATTAAAAAAAACTATAACTGACCATTATGATTACCTTAAATTAATAAATGACAGATTAACAAATATTGAAACCAATAATTTATTGAAATATAATAATCAAAAATTTAAATTAGGTTCGTTAGTTGAAGTAGATGAAACTGGAAGACCAACATCACCCTATAGTAAATTATTAAGTATTATCAACGGACAAACGGACTTTTCTAAGAAGCAACAATACATTGTAAACTTTGTTAATTCATTTACAAGAAAAGCAGTTGAAGGATACGGGGTTTTAAATGAAAAAGAGACCGAACATTGGTTATATTGTAATAAAAGTGATATTCCTATCTTACCTACATTTAAGTTTGAATTGGCAAAAGCATTTGTTATTGGAGGGGAAGACGGTTATAGAGTTACTTTGGAACAAATTAAATCTACAAACGGTCAAGCGAGTGACGATGGTGATTGGTGGTGTGATAAGTATTCTGGTTGGTCCATATGTCCTGTAGATTTTGACGTTGAAGAAGGATACGAAGATGGTTTTAGAGTTTCTACAAGAGCAATTATGGAGGAAGACGCCGGAAACAAAGTTATGTTAGCGTCGGCGTCCAACATCATTAAATATATTACACCTGAAACCAAAATGATAATCAATGTTGTAAATTCTATGTCTGTTGCGATGGGAATAAATATTGAAAATCAAAAGGAGTTTATTATTAACACTGTATTAGATTCAATCAAAGAAAAGGTTGAATCCGAAGATGATTACAAAGATAAAGTTAGAGGGATGGCCGAAAAAGGAAAAAAAATTATGTCGTATAAAGATTTTTATAATAGTGCTATTTTATATTACACATTAGGTTCATTTTTAATTTCCGTTCAAACATCTATACCGTCAGTAAAGACCAGAAAAACACATCCTGGTTGCGTTAGGTCCTTTACAGGTTATCCGTTTGAGGGACAAGGCGATTTAAGCAGTCTTACCTATATAGGATGTGTCGCATACGATATTCGAGAATCAGGAGAACCTTGGAATGTATTAAAGGGTAAAAAAATAGAAGTTGTTAATAAGAGAATAAAGGCTTCTATTGATGATGTGCTTCTCGACAATATAGAAGTTAAAAGAAGATTTGAGGAAAAAACTATATTTTTACTAACCAATGCTTCTACAGAAATACCTGAAGAACACGATATAGCAAATTGGAGTCATTTCTTACCACCCTTGGCAAAAATTAACATTAAACATTTAGTTAATATTTCACCTGAGTTTAAAAAATCATTGATTAGTGATTTAAGGTCTGGTTCAATTAACCAAAGGGACAAGATACTTGTAGTAAATTCAAAAATATTTCATTTCTCTCTTGCTTTAATAGAGAGAATTCAGGAAATTGTTAAAAAGAGTAAGTTGCTTCTACATACATCAAACAACGAACCTTATTTAGAAAACGCGTGTTGTGAAACCAAAGAAGGTGAAAAAACTCTCTCTTATTTCTCAAACAAAGATTCCAGAATTAGCGAATATAATGAAATAGTTTTAAATTTATCTAATATTATTGAGGATGTTACAAGTTATTCAAAAGCAGGGATGTTTTATAGTAATATTAATACCAAAAATGTTTATCCAACAATCTCTAATGCGTTTAATGAAAAAACTATTTATTTGGCGTTTATTCGTTTTTGTAAGTTTAATTCTTTAATGCCCATACCGCAAGATTTACTACCATTGTGCACAGATAAACCTGAATCAGCATTAATCAGTCCAAAT